CCGACAAAAAGAAAGCTAAAGAAGAAGAGTCATTTAAAGGTTTTGCAGAAAGAAGATCTAAGTAATGTATAAACAAACATTATATAAGGTTGTAGAACCTATCAAAATAAACACCATTAAAAGACTTAATAAGTCTAAAAAATGGAAATACGGGTATAATAAAGAACATGATTTAGTTGTTATATCTAAAACTGGGCAAATAGGAGAGATATATGAAATACAAAACTTTCAAATAGCTTTACCTAAAATACCTAAAGACGTTTATGAGTTTAAAACTAATAAATGGGAGGTAACTGAATATCCAAAGCAGTTAAAAAGAATTAAAACTATATTTGATTGGAAAAACTATCCTAATGATTTCAAAGAACAATGGGTAGATTATATTGAAAACGAGTTTCAAAAAAGAGAAGATGGATTTTGGTTTTATAACAAAGGTATACCCACATATATAACTGGAACTCATTATATGTATCTTCAATGGTCCAAGATTGATGTTGGGCAACCAGATTTTAGAGAAGCAAATAGGTTGTTTTATATATTCTGGGAAGCTTGTAAAGCAGATACTAGATGTTATGGAATGTGTTATTTAAAAAATAGACGTTCTGGATTTTCTTTTATGGCGTCAGGTGAAACTGTTAATACAGCTACTTTAGCTAGTGATGCTAGATTTGGAATACTATCTAAAACTGGACCAGATGCTAAAAAGATGTTTACAGATAAGGTTGTACCTATATCAGTTAATTATCCTTTCTTTTTTAAACCGATTCAAGATGGTATGGATCGACCTAAAACAGAATTAGCGTATAGAGTCCCAGCTAGTAAATTAACTAGAAGAAGTATACAATCAACTGATAAACCAGAAGAACTAGAAGGTTTAGATACAACTATTGATTGGAAAAATACTGGTGATAATAGTTATGATGGTGAAAAGTTAAAACTATTAGTACATGATGAAAGTGGTAAATGGGAAAGACCAAACAATATATTAAATAACTGGAGAGTTACAAAAACAACACTACGATTAGGTAGTAGAATTATTGGTAAGTGTATGATGGGTTCAACATCTAACGCTTTAGATAAAGGTGGTGATAATTTTAAAAAATTATATAATGCATCAGACGTTACACAAAGAAACCGCAATGGACAGACTAGCTCAGGATTATATTCTTTGTTCATACCTATGGAATGGAACTACGAAGGATACATTGATTCTCATGGAATGCCTGTCTTTGATACACCAGAAACAGAGGTTAAAGGACCATATGGTGATTTTATAGATACTGGTATAATAGAATATTGGGAAAATGAAGTTGATGGATTAAAAAATGATCAAGATTCATTAAATGAATTTTATAGACAATTTCCAAGAACTGAAGATCACGCTTTTAGAGATGAAACAAAAGGTAGTTTATTTAATTTAGTTAAAATATATGAACAAATAGATTTTAATTCAGGAATAAACATGTCTTCTTTAGTTTCAACTGGTAATTTTCAATGGGAGAATGGAATAAAAGATACTAAAGTTTTATTTTATCCTGACGTTAACGGTAGATTTAATGTAAGTTGGGTTCCTAGTGTAATTCAACAAAACAGAGTTATTAAGAAAAATAATATGAAATATCCTGGTAATGAGCATTTAGGTGCTTTTGGATGTGACAGTTATGATATATCTGGTACAGTTGATGGAAGAGGATCAAAAGGTGCTTTACATGGTTTAACTAAGTTTAGTATGGAAGATTGTCCACCTAATCATTTTTTCTTAGAATACGTTGCTAGGCCAAAAACAACAGAAGTTTTCTTTGAAGATGTTCTTATGGCTTTGGTTTTTTATGGAATGCCAATATTATGTGAAAACAACAAACCTAGACTTTTATATTATTTAAAACGTAGAGGTTATAGAGGATATTCAATGAACAGGCCAGATAGAACTTGGAATAAATTATCTGCCGCGGAAAAAGAAATTGGAGGAATACCTAATTCAAGTGAAGATATTAAGCAAGCACACGCTGCTGCTATAGAAACCTATATTAATAATCACGTAGGTTTAAAAATAAGTGGTGATTATGGAAATATATATTTTAACCAGACTTTAAATGATTGGTCAAAATTTGATATAAATAATAGAACAAAATTTGATGCAACAATAAGTTCTGGTTTAGCAATTATGGCATGTAATAAGAATTTATATCGCCCAACGAACGATAAAACAACAAGGTCCATAGATTTTGAATTTTCAAAATATGATAACAAAGGAACAATGTCAAAAATAATAAAGTAAATGTTAAGAACAACACAAACAAAAGCAAGTTTTCCGAGTCAAGCTGTATTAGATGTAGAAAAAGCATCTTACGAATACGGTTTACAGGTTGCTAAAGCTATAGAAGAGGAATGGTTTAAAAAAGATTCGGGGAGTAATAAGTATTTTGTTAATAAAGATAATTACCATAGACTTAGATTATATGCTCGTGGAGAACAATCTATACAAAAATATAAAGATGAGTTATCTATTAATGGTGATTTATCTTATCTTAATTTAGATTGGAGACCAGTGCCTATTATACCTAAGTTTGTAGATATTGTTGTTAATGGAATATCAGAAAGAGCTTATGAAATCAAAGCTTATACTCAAGATCCAAATGGGGTTGAAAAAAGAACTAAATACGTTGAAAATGTTCTTGCAGATATGCGAAACAAAACATTTTTCCAAGAGATGCAACGTATAACAAACATAAACATGTTTAATACTGATAAGCCAGATGATTTACCTCAAAACGATGAAGAGTTATCGTTACATATGCAATTAGATTATAAACAATCTATAGAAATAGCTGAAGAAGAAGCAGTAAATAACTTATTTGCTTTAAACAAATATGATAACATAAAGAAAAGAATAGATTATGATATTACTGTAATAGGTATAGGATGTTGTAAAACTAGTTTTAATACAGCTGAAGGAGTAAAAATAGAATATGTAAATCCATCTAATATAGTACACTCATATAGTGAATCACCTTATTTTGAAGATCTATGGTACGTAGGAGAGGTTAAAAACGTTACAATAACAGAACTTAAAAAGCAGTTTCCACAATTAACATTAGAGGATATAAAAGAACTAGAAGACTCTAAGTCAAATAAATCATCTTATGCTAATAGAGAAAATTCTCCTAAAAAAGAATCTGTAGATGTTATCTATTTTGAATATAAAACTTGGCAGAATCAAGTTTATAAAATAAAAGAAACAGCTACAGGGGCTAAGAAAGCTATAGAGAGAACAGATGAATTTCTCCCTCCAAAAAATCCTCAAGATCGATTTAATAAAGTACAAAGATCTATAGAAGTATTATACTGTGGTGTTAAAATAGTCGGTAAAGATAAACTATTAAAATGGTCATTAGCAGAAAATATGACTAGACCAAAGTCAGATGTAACTAAAGTAACTATGAGTTATAATATCGTGGCTCCAAGAATGTATAGAGGTAAAATAGAATCATTAGTTGGTAGAATGGTAACATTTGCTGATATGATACAGCTAACACATTTGAAATTACAACAAGTTTTATCTAAACTAGTTCCTGATGGTGTTTATTTAGATGCTGATGGAATTGCTGAAATTGATTTAGGTAATGGTACAAACTATAATCCACAAGATGCTTTAAATATGTATTTTCAAACTGGTAGTGTTATTGGTAGATCAATGACACAAGACGGTGAATTTAATCATGGTAAAATGCCTATTCAAGAATTAAATTCAAGTGGTGGTAATGCTAAAATACAAAGTTTAATCACATCTTATAATTATTACATGCAAATGTTAAGAGATGTTACTGGGTTAAATGAAGCTAGAGATGGTAGTAAGCCAGACGAATATTCATTAGTTGGATTACAGAAAATAGCCGCTGCTAATAGTAATACAGCTACAAGACATATATTACAATCTGGATTATTTTTAACATTAAAAACAGCTGAAGCATTATCTTTAAGAATTTCTGATGTATTACAGTATTCTAATACAAGAAGTTCCTTTATACAATCATTAGGTAGATTTAACATAGCAACATTATCTGAGGTAAGAGAATTACATTTACATGATTTTGGTATCTATTTAGATTTAATGCCTGATGAAGAGGAAAAACAAATGCTTGAAAATAATATTCAAATGGCTATTCAAAAAGATCAAATTAATCTTGAGGATGCTATAGATGTTAGAGAGATAAAGAATTTAAAACTCGCTAATCAATTATTAAAATTACGTAGACGTAAGAAGTTTGAACAAGATAGACAGATGCAAATGGAAAATATCCAAGCTCAAACTAAATCTAATACAGAGGCTGCACAAGCCGCTGCAGAAGCTGAAATACAAAAGCAACAAGGTATAGCTGGTAGTAAGGTTCAAATTAATGAAGCTCAACTAGGTTTTGATATTAGAAAAATGGAAACAGAAGCTCAAGTTAAAAAAGAATTAATGTCTTATGAATTTGAGTTAAACAAAAGGCTTAAAGAGATGGAAATGCAAGTGATTAGAGATAAAGAGAGTTCTAAAGAAGATAGAAAAGACAAAAGAACCAAAATTCAAGCATCACAGCAAAGTGAGCTAATTGATCAAAGAAAAAACGATAAACCTCCAAAAAACTTTGAATCAGCTGGATTTGATAACTTAGGAGGATTCGGTTTGGAGCAATTTGAACCAAGATAATTATTAACAATTTAAACAAACAAAAAAATGGGAAGAATAACTAACGATTGGGTTTCTACTATTGAAGGATCTGTTTTTACAACAGCTTCAAGTGATGCTATCAAACCTCCTACAAACCATGTGTTTATCGCTATAACAGCTTTAACAGCAACAGATTTTGATGCCTCTGGCGGTTTAATTGCAGAAGACGCAACTAAATGGGCTAACACAGCGGATGCTGCTGGTGATTTAGCAGATGGTTCTGAAACTGTAAACGAAGGATCTGGTGGTATACAAGTAACAGCAACTAATTTAGATTTACCAGCTGGCACTACAATTTATGGTAGGTATACTGAAATTGATGTTAATGCTGGACAAATTATAGCATATTACGCTAGAGACGGAAAATAAAAGAAAATTTTTAACTATTTAATTATATTATATTATGGCAAAAAATGATGAAAAAGTCGTAGAAGAGGTTGTTGAACAACCTACTAAAACTACGCCAGTTGAAGAACCAAAATTGGAAACTTCAGCTGAACAAGACGTACAAGAAAAACTCAGAGTTAAAAAACCTAAATGGGATTCTAATACTGATGATGTGTACAAAGTAAACGTTGATAAACCCCCTAAAACTAAAGAAAATGCCGGGAAAGAATTATCCAAAAACAAGGAAGAAACTGAAGTCGAAGATTACAGCGAAACCAAAAACAAAGAAGAAGTAAACACTGAAGAAACTGAAACATCAGTTTTAGAAGAAGTTACAAATGAAACACCTACTGAAACAAAAGAAGAAGTTACAGTAGAAGATGTTGAACAAGAGATTGAAGAAACTCCTCAGGTACAACTACCTGAAAATATTCAAAAAGTCGTAGACTTTATGAATGAGACAGGAGGAACTATGGAGGATTACGTTAGATTAAACGCTGATTATTCCAAAGTTGATGAATCAACTCTTTTAAGAGATTTTTACAAACAAACAAAATCTCACTTATCAGATGATGAAATCAGCTTCCTTATTGATGATCAATATGGAATTGATGATTCTATCGATGATGAGAGAAGTGTAAAAAGAAAAACTCTTGCTTACAAAGAAGCGGTTAACGAAGCTAAAAAGCATTTAGAAGGTCTGAAAGATAAATACTACGAAGAAGTCAAGTTGGGTTCTAAGTTGCTTCCAGAACAACAAAAAGCTGTAGAATTTTTTAATCGTTATAATACTGAGCAAGAGCAAGCTGAAAAACTGCAATCAAAACAAAAAACGCATTTCAACAAGCTTACTAACGAAGTATTTAATAATAATTTCAAAGGTTTTGAATTTAATGTTGGAGACAAAAAATATCGTTATAATGTTAAAGATGCGGCTAAAGTTAAAGATTCACAGCAGAATGTTATTGATGTATTTAGTGAATATATCACGCCAGAAAACCTTCTGACAAACGCTGCTGGTTATCATAAATCTTTATTTGCGGCTAAAAATCCAGATGCAATTGCAACTCATTTTTACGAACAGGGTAAAGCCGATGCTGTAAAAGAAATTACTAGTAATTCCAAAAATATAAATATGGATGCTAGAAAATCTAGTCCAGACATCGTAGATACTGGTGGTACTAAAGTGAGAGTTTTATCTGGAGATGATAGTTCTAAGCTTAAAATTAAACTTAAAAACTATTAATTAACAATTTAAAATTAACGAAAAATGGCAACAACAACTATTCCTGCAGTTCCAGAATTATCACCTTATGTGAAAAAGACGGCAACGACAGGTAATTATGTAAATTTCGCTGATTCTTCATTTGATACTTGGGCACAACAATATTTGCCTGAATTATATGAAGCTGAAGTGGAGAGATACGGAGATAGATCTGTATCTTCATTTTTGAGAATGGTAGGAGCAGAACTTCCTATGGCATCTGATCAAGTTATTTGGAGTGAGCAAGGTAGATTACACATTGCTCGTACTGGATTATCTTGTACAGACGCTGGAGTTGTTACATGTTCAAACACTGCAATTAGAGCAGGATCCACAGTATTAGTTACTGGTGGTGGTCTTTCTGGTTCGCATGTTTGTTATGTAGACGAAGGTTCTGAGACTAGTACTACTCAATTTAAAATCTATCCTTACAAGGTGGCAGCAATGTCTAACCTATCTGGATGGAATGCAAGCAAAACCATTGACGTTTTCGTATTCGGTTCTGAATTCGGAAAAGGTGCAAGTGGTATGGCTGCTGGTGTTAACCCTGAGGTTGATACTTTTGATAACAGACCAATCATCATGAAAGATGTATTTAAAGTTTCTGGTTCTGATGCTGCTCAAATTGGGTGGATTGAAGTTTCTGGAGAAGCTGGTCAAGCTGGTTATCTATGGTATTTAAAAGCTGAAGGTGACACTAGAGTAAGATTCGAAGACTATTTAGAAATGGCAATGATAGAGTCAATAAAAGGTGTACCTGGAAGCTCAGTAGTAGATACCAAACTTGGTAATGCAGCTGCAACTTTTGGTTCACAAGGTTTATTTGATGCTATCAAATCAAGAGGATTAGAAGCTGATCAAGTTTTCTCTTCTTCTGAAGATGTTATTCCTAACTTTGATGTAATATTAAAAGAATTAGACAAACAAGGTGCAATTGAAGAAAATATGATGTTCTTAAACAGAACTGCTTCAATCGCTATGGACGATGCTTTAGCTTCGCTAAACTCAGCGTACGATGGTGGAACATCTTGGGGTGTTTTTGAAAATTCTGAACAAATGGCTCTTAATTTAGGGTTCGTTGGATTCAGAAGAGGTTCTTATGATTTTTACAAATCTGACTGGAAATACTTAAACAACAAATCTACAAGAGGTGGAACTAATTTCGGAGATGTACAAGGAGTTTTAATTCCTGCTGGTACTTCTTCTGTTTATGACCAAATGCTTGGTAAAAACATTAGACGACCATTCTTGCATGTTAGGTATAGAGCTTCTGAGACTGAAGACAGACGTCTTAAGTCTTGGGTAGTTGGTTCTGTAGGTGGAGCTGCTAACTCTGATGTTGATGATATGAATGTTCATTATCTATCAGAAAGATGCTTAGTAACTCAAGCTGCAAACAACTTCTGTATTTTTACAGACGCTAACTATAACTAGTAGATAGCAATTATTGTAATATTTACCCTCGTAAAAACTACGGGGGTGATTATTACTCTTATTTTTTAAAAACTTATTAAATTATATTATATCATGGCAAAAAAAGCAATAAAAAACGTATTGGCCAAAGAAGAGCCAGTACAAGAAGTAGTAGTTATGGAAAAACCAAAAACTACTAAACCATTAAAACAAGAAAAACCAATAGATAGATGGGAAGTTAAAGAGAGAGAATATTATCTCCTAGGTGATAATACACCTGTAATGAAACTATTAAGATCTAAAGGTATTTATTGGTTTGATGAAGAAAAAGGTTATGAAAGAGAGATTAAACTCACAAGTAACCAAAGAACAGTGTTTGTTGACGAATTTAAAGGAGATGCAAAACTGGAGCATATTATTTTTAGAGACGGAGTATTAAATGTACCTAGAAATAAAGTTGTTTTACAACAACTATTATCATTATATCACCCTGGTAAAGGAAAAGATTATGATGAAAGAAATAATGAAGGCGAAGCACAAGATGAATTATCTATTATAGAGGTACAATTAGAAGCTCTAAATGTAGCAAAAGATATGGATATTGATCAAGCTGAAGCTATAGTAAGAACAGAGGTTGGTTCTAGAGTGTCTAAGATGTCTTCTAAGGAAGTTAAAAGAGATCTTATGGTATTTGCTAAAAACGATCCTTATTTGTTCTTAGAACTCGCTAACGACGACAACATTAACGTTAGAAATATTGGTATTAAATCTGTTGAACAAGGAATACTTAGTTTATCAAGTGATCAAAGAACATTTATGTGGGGTAAAACCAAAAAGAAAATCATGACTGTTCCATTTGATGAAAATCCATACTCAGCATTAGTACATTATTTTAAAACTGATGAAGGTTTAGACGTTTATCGAGCAATTGAAAAAAGATTAAATTAATTAATCACTTATAGAGGTAACCACTTCTATGAGGTGGTTACTTACTATAAATAAAAAAAAATTATGGGAGACAAGAGCAAAGATTATATAGATCTAGATTTACTTTCTGGAAAAACAAATTACAAACAAGATACTGCTAAAATAACACCAGGTCCTATTGAATTAGCAGCGTTACAAAGTACGGCAAAAGCAGCATTAAACACAGCTCCATTAGCTGTAGATATGCAATTAGGTCAAAAAGAAACCCATACTGCTGGTAATTTTGCTAGTAGTATAAATTTTGGTAATCAAGGAGATATGACAGCGTACGCCCAAATGGGTCTTGCAGCTGGTCAAGGTATTAGAGCAAATCTAATTAAGAGAGGTGCTAAGTTGGGTCCAAGAATCACCACAACTGATCCAAATACTGGTAAAACTAATACAACTGGTAGTAGATGGTATGGTGTAACATCGTAAATAACATTAAAACTAATTAACATGATAAATGTAAACACTGTATATAAGAAAGTTTTATCTATAATAAATAAAGAGCAAAGAGGTTTTATCACTCCCGATGAGTTCAATAAAATTGGATCTCAAGTGCAGTTAGCTATGCTAGATCAATCTATATTTGAATACAATCGTTTTTTAAATATGGAAACGGCTAATAGGGTTAACAGTGGTTACGCTAACTTACCTCAAAAAGTGCATGAAAGAATTGATCAGTTCTACAAATCATCATCTGTAAGTTTAAGCACAGGTGTTGGAACATTACCAACTGATATATATAAAATAATAGAATTAACAAATAGTGATAAAACATTACCATTTGAATTAGTTGATAAACATGAACTTCCTTATTTATTATCATCACCTCTAACAAAGCCAAGCACAGACTATCCGATATATTATAAAACTACAACAACATCAGGGGCAACATCAGTACAAGTTAATCCAACTAGTATCTCAACAGCAACTATTGATTATATTAAAATACCAACTGCTCCAAGATGGGGATATGTTGTAAACACAACTTATGGTGCGAACGTATATGATTCAAATCCTTATATTGAAACTGGTTTGCTTTTAGATGATACTATTAACCATACTACTAGTATTGGTATAGTGACTACACAATCTGTAGGTGGTGCAGCAAACGATTATACAGGAACACCAGGTGTTACAGCGGGTTGGACAACAAGTGGTAGTGGGACTGGAGCAAGCATAACAGTAACTGTTGGTAGTGGTGGTACAATAACAGGTGTTAAAATTATATCTGCTGGTACTGGTTATGCAAAAGATGACACTATAACTATAGATGCTACCGTTATACTTGGATCTACAGGTGCTATATTAACGCTTAGAAACGAAGATATTTATAAAAGTACTACAAAAGGATCAACAAATTTCGAATTGCATCCTTCTGAAGAATCAAATTTAGTAAATGGTATATTAGCTATGTCTGGTATAGTTTTAAAAGCTCCAGATGTAACACAAACAACAAGTCAAA